GTTGCATGGCAATGGAAAGCTAACGGCGCAGGCGTCTCCAACACCAATGGCAGCATCACGTCCACCGTGTCGGCTAACACGACCGCAGGGTTCTCTGTGGTGACTTATACGGGTACGGGTGCAAATGCGACCGTGGGTCATGGGTTGGGCGTTGCGCCAAACTTTATCATTCTTAAATCCAGAAACAATGCCGACAACTGGTATGCTTATCACTCTTCTATCGGCAATACGGGCGCTTTAAATCCCAACACGACTGGCGCAACCATCACCAATTCTGGTTATTGGAATAATACAAGCCCAACGTCTTCTGTGTTTAGTGTTGGAACCATCACGTCATTTTCTTCTTCTTGGACTTACGTCGCCTACTGCTTTGCCGCAGTAGCTGGCTACAGTGCATTTGGATCGTACACGGGTAATGGTTCCTCTGATGGTCCATTTGTTTATTGTGGATTTAGACCGCGTTGGATTATGTTAAAATCATCAAGCGGAACAGGTGTATGGAACATGATTGATAGTTCCCGCAGTTCATACAATATGCTTGAAGCCAACCTTGAAGCACAATCAAGCGGCGCAGAAACTGGTGCTGGAACGCAAGAACTTGATCTTGTTTCCAATGGTTTCAAATACCGTGGGTCAAGCACGAATGCATCTTATGACCACAACGCTTCTGGCGTAACCTACATTTATGCCGCTTTTGCCGAAAACCCATTCCAATCTTCGAGGGCTCGATAATGTTTTTACTCAATGGAAACTCACTTCCGCTTGACCAAGCATTTACGGTCGGAGAAGGCGACGATGCCGTGCAGTATCCTGCAAATTGGCTGCGTCTTTCCTCACCGGAAGAAAAGACCGCATTAGGCATCACCGACGCACCTGCGCCAGAACATTACGACGACCGTTTCTACTGGGGTCCGAATAATCCAAAAGACTTGGCTGGGTTGAAAACGCAATGGACCAATCAAGTGAACCAGATCGCGTACAGCCTCTTGCTCCCAACGGATTGGATGGTTGTGCGTAAAGCGGAAACAAACGTCGATGTCCCTGCCACCACGGCCACGTACCGCGCCGCCATCCGTGCAGACGCCAACACCAATCGCGCTGCGGTCGCGGCTTCTGCCGATGTACCCGCCTTGATCGCGGCAATCGCGGCGTTCGTATGGCCTGTTGACCCGAACGCCCCGGTGCTTGCCTAATGCAGATTTCTGAAAACGGCGTCAATCTGGTCAAACATTTTGAGGGCTTTCAAGCCACCGCCTACCTATGCCCGGCGAATGTTCCGACCATAGGATACGGTCACACGAAAGGTGTCACCCGCGCCGATGTGGGTGTAAAATTCGTGACGGAAGACACGGCTGCACAGATGCTTGCTGATGATCTGGCTGAATTTGCACAGCAAGTCGAAGCCGCCGTGACCGTGCCTTTGGAACAGCATCAATTCGACGCCCTTTGCTCCTTCACTTACAACCTTGGCGCTCAGACACTTCGTTCAAGCACTTTATTGTCGCGTTTGAACGCAGGTGCCTATGAAGCCGTGCCCGACCAGCTTTTGCGTTGGACACACGGCGGTGGCAAAGTATTGCAAGGGCTTGTACGCCGTAGAACGGCCGAAGCGAAATTGTGGTCCACAGGAAACTGGGAATGACATTAGTACCGATTCAGTTCCCACCCGGTTTAGAACGGAACAACACCCCGTATGATACGCCGGGTGCATGGTGGGACTCGAACTTGGTGCGTTGGCAGTCCGGTTCTCTCATGCCCATTTTGGGCAATCAAAAACTGACCTCAACTGCGTTGGCAGGCGCGGTGCGAAAAATATTCGTGTACCGTGACAATGGCAATTCCCGCAACGTGCTTGTTGGAACGGATTCCAAACTTTATACCGACCAAGGCGGCTACGTCGACATTACGCCAACCAGCTTTGTGCCGTTGACCACCATCGGCGCAAACGGTGGATATGGCACGTTTGAATACGGCAAGTACACTTACGGCAACGCCCGTCCGTCACCTTCGCCCGTTTATTCGCCATTCGCTTACTGGACTTTCGGCAACTGGGGTCAAGACGTCATTCTGACCGCCAATTCCGACGGGCGGTTATTTTATTACACCACGTCAACGCCTTCAACAAAACCTGTGGCGATTTCAACGGCGCCTACGGGCAACGCTGCGGTAATTGTTACGGATGAACGACACGTCATGGCAATCGGCCAAACCGGAGGCGGCGGTTCTGCGAGGCGCGTTGCGTGGAGTTCACGCGAAGATTACACTGATTGGAACTACAGCAGCACAACGAATACTGCTGGTTTCCTTGATCTTACGACCAAAACCCCGTTGCAGAAGGCGGTCAAGGTCAAAGAAGGCGTGTTGATTTTTTCGCTGACGGACATTTATCTCGCGTCGTATGTCGGTACGCCGTACGTGTACGGATTCCAGCGCGTCTCGGACACGGAGATGTTCCATCCCGACGGCGTTGCCACATTCAACGGCAAAGCCGTCTGGCTCTCGAGGCTTGGGTTTCAGCTTTATTCCGGCGGCTTCGTGCAGCCGTTGGATTGTCCAATTTTGAACGACATTATGTCGGAATTGGACCCGAATTACGGCCCGTTTCGGATGCACGCTGCGCACAACGGTGTGTACCCCGAAATCTGGTTCTTTTACGCCACCACGGGCAATCAAGAAGCCAACCGTTATGTGATCTGGAATTATCAAGAGAACTGGTGGGCGTGGGGATATATGCCACGGAGTGCTATGGCTACAGCCGACGTGTACAAGTACCCGTACATGGGCGGTGCCGATGGCAACATGTACCAGCACGAAATTGGCTACACCGATTCTGGCACAAGCCGCGTTGGTCAGGTTTACGCCGAAACAGGTGCGTTGGGCTTGGGCAACGGCGACAAGACAGTCGAAGTACGGCAAGTTATACCCGCTACCGGGACGGGTTACAGTAACCTTAATATCACATTCTATTCACACATGACGCCAGAAGGCACGGAACGTACATTCGGACCGTATGCCCCGCGTAGCAATGGGTACACCGACGTGCGAGTAAGTGGCCGCGAAGCTCGGATTCGGTTCGCTGCATCGCAGGATGCGGATTTTGGTATCGGCAAGGTGCGTTTAGATGTGTCGGAGGGTTCTGGCCGATGAATATTCAGTTCCCGATTCCTCCCGGAAACATTACACAGGCTTTTATCATTCAGGTGCTCGACATCATTCGAAAGACGTTTATTTCGGTCGTATCGAAGGATCAATCCGTGTCCAGAATCCTTTTATCCTCCCCAAATGGCACCGTGTATGAAGTCACAGTGTCCGATGCAGGGGTAGTTACAACGGCGATAAATAGTGGTAAAACAAGAGACATCTGACGGGCTACCACCGGACGAAATCATCCGGCGCATCGAAAAGGCGCTGGCTCATGGCGGGAATACCCACACATGGGAAGACGTCCGACAAGGTTTGCTTGAGGGAAAATTTCAAATCTTTTGGAATAATTGGGGCGTCTGCATTACCGAAATCGTGCAGGCTCCGCAAAAGAGATACCTGCATTGTTTCGTGGTCGCGGGCGAATTGCCGGGCGTCATGGACTTGCAGGAAGAAGTCATTAAGCACGCTCTGACTAATTCGTGCGCTTATCTGACTACACTAGGCCGTTTAGGGTGGGAAAAAGTTCTACCAGAGTACGGATGGAAGAAATCAAAAGTGGTCATGCAGTATGACCTTGAAGGAATGTTCTGATGGGCAAATCTAGTGGCGGCGGCACGCAAACGGTTACGAACAAGACCGAATATCCAGATTGGGTAAACAACGCTGCGCAGAAAAACCTGAACGCTGCCTATCAGGTAGCGGGCAATATGATGGGCCCATATACGGGCCAACGCGTTGCCGATATGACGCCGACACAAATGTCAGACATTAACGCCGTGCAGCAAAACATCGGTTCTACCAACCCAGCATTTGCCTACGCACAGAATACCGCCGCTGATTTGACGGGTTATCAGCCCGCGCAAGTTAATGCTGGTAGCTTGACCAATGCCGACCTAAGCGGGTACATGAACCCCTTTACGCAGAACGTCATCAATTCTGGACTACAGTCACTTGATATTCAACGCCAGCAAGCGCTCAACCAAGTCGGCGATCAGGCTCTTAAAACAGGTGCTTTTGGTGGCTCCCGTCAGGGTATTTCCGAAGGTGTTACCAACGCGGGCGCTGCCATGCAGGCTGGGCAATTGGCTTCGCAGTTGCAGGCGCAGAACTTTGCGCAAGCGCAGCAAGCAGCACAGAACGACATCAACCGAAACCTCCAAGCGCAGTTGGCAAATCAGCAAGCTGGTCTATCCGGCGCGGGGCTCAATCTCACCGCTGCGAACAATCTTGGCACGCTTGCCGCGCAAGGACAAAATTCGTTCCTGCAAGGCGCGGCTGCTGGCCTCACAGGCCAAGAAGCTATTCAGGCAAATCAGCAGGCGCAGCTCGATGCGGCGAAACAGGCATACACCGAGCAACAGCAGTTTCCTCTACAACAGCTTCAGATTCCGCTGCAAGCATTGGGCGCAACGCCATACGGTGGCACTACTACGCAAACGTCGCCGGGACCGACTTCGAACCTTGGCTTATCAGCATTGGGCGGCGGTTTGGCAGGTGCTCGGATTGGTTCGATGTTGTTGCCGGGTGTTGGTACTGGCATCGGTGCTATTGGTGGCGGGCTCTTGGGGCTGTTGGGCTAAGATGAATATTCAAGAACTCATCCGCAAACAGGCTATTGCGAAAGGCGTTGACCCTGACGCCGCGCTTGCTAT